CACGAAGCAATCGGCTGGTGTACGATTTGTCCTGAATTATTCGAACAACCTCTTCCTGTATGTCAACTAAGTTAGCCATTACTCTTGCATAGCCTCTTTGAGTGCCTTTTTGCGCTTCTCTATTGCGCTTACCGTTTTACCTAAATAACCAGTACCACCACGGGGCGTTTTTTTCTTTTTCTTCTTTTTCTTACGGGCTTTCTTTTTGCGATCAAAGAACATTTTGTATAGGTCGAAAGGCATATGTTGCCTCCTTATAGATCGTCAACAGTAACGGTTGAATGATAAACAGGATCACCAAGCGGTCTTGCATCCTTAACACCCACTTGCTCATCGGTTTGAACAGGGGTTAATTGTGGGTGCTTTGTATCAAAACATTTCTCGCATTGAATCAAGCCCTGCCAATTCTTCTTTGTTTGCGAATAACGATACTTCACCCCACAGGAGTCGCAATAACGCCACGGATCACCAGAAATCCACTCAGGTTTTATTGTACGAATTTCCATGCTAACCCCTTGGGGAGGGTTTTACCCCTCCCGTTAGGTTTTTCAACGATTTCAAATACTTATCAAGCACCTTCGCTTCCAAAGATGCCATGTCCATCAGACCACCCAAAGTCGTAACGCTCCGTAGCCATATGCAACGAGTTCTGAGTTGTAGAGTCAGAATCATTGGTAAGCTCCATAGAACGCCTGACCTTCATTTTCAGACCATCAGGATGATCGGTCAACAGAAACCACGCATCGTCATCGGTAAGATAGTTATTAACTTTATAACTATTAGGAATCTTATCGGTGATACGAATTGCGTTGATGTCGTTGTTCGGAGTACCCGGAAGCAATACGCTCTTCAGGGCAACAGCCGCATTAAACTCTTCTCCCACGGGAATAATCAGCTTGCTTACACTACACGCAAACTGAAGCCCCTTGTCGGTTCTCCAAGCAGCCATTTCGATAACGGCTTGCTCAAGAGAAGAGTTGGACAAGTCGGCAGGCGTAGCCAGATAATTAGACCACGTTCCACCGGAGAAATTCGGATGATCGTTGGCAATCAGTTCTTTGCCATCGTGATTAGCACCCATTGTATAGGTAGAGCTAAACGCACGGTTCAGAACATTCGCACCACGAACTTCCTTGGTTTGACGCATGGAAAACGCAAGTGCCTTGGAACGACGGGGAGCAATCTCCGAATAGAGATTATCCTCTCGCATTTCCCGTGTGATGATGAATCCGAGGGCTACGGTGGTGGGAACATACCTTGCGACATATCCCTGCTCCATATCCTCGAACGTGATTTTAGTGCCTTCAGCCTTTACAGGCGCAAGACCCATACCAATAACGCCGACCTCTTCCACGAACGCCTTATTGATTTTATTAATCTCAAAGATTTCCGTGTACTGGGGCGGTCTTTCCTTGTAAGCGACGTTAAACCATTTTTCCACGCCCAATTGGAGGGCTTTTGAAAAACTAGCGGTTGAAATAGCCATTATCCTTCCCTCCTTTTATCTGCCGGTATTACCGGAAGCAGAATCAATTACATGGGTGTGAGTGTTTAACTTGACCAACCATTTAGCATATGCACCAACAGCATTGTCTTCCCTATCCGCAAGACGGAGAATCCTTATAGGAAGTGTTGCTGTATTCGCTACATCGCTGGAATCAAGTTCCATAGCCGAAAGACCCGTTGTGGTGTTGCCCGCACCGACAATAATCTCACAATTCAGACCGACAGACGCAACAGCAACAGCCCCGCCACCACTATCTTCCTGAATCTCATAAATCATGTCGGGCGCATCAATGACACACACATAAGAAAGTGTACTGGCCGGACTATACTTGAGATTAAGATTGGAAGGGTCAAATGCAATATGGGGTGCAACGGTTGAAAACGCAATGGCTACACCAATGCTGTGTGCATCCGCAGCGGTAAATTGCGTTACGGTCGGATACTTGCCGGTTGCTTCACACGCACCCGTCAACCCAACGAGGTCTCCTTTAAACATAGCAGTTCCATCCGTAGAGGCTTTTTGATACACATTGAACTCGCCGTTCCACGGGACACCGCTAATGAAGCTTACGGGTTTTAGACCCGAAGGCTTATCACTATTTGCCATGATTTACTCCTTTATCCAAAATCCGATTTCACGGAATGTCCCTTCCATTCAACCGAATCTTTTTTTAATTTATGTTCCATTATATCTTCTGCTCGTTTAATCTCATCCTGCTTTAACTGTTGATCTTCGTTAAAAATTTCCTCTGGAATTTCCATTAAAACGCCGGTAATGGGGCCACGTTCTCCGTCGCCCACGACTTTAGTTACAGCCGTGCCGGGTTTTTTAGGGTCTCTTGCGGTAACTTCGCCGCCGGTCAGGTCTCCACGAACGATTGTCCAGCCTTTTTCCTCAAACAAAGCAATGCGCCCCGGACTATCATTTACGACTCGACGTTTAAATCCGGGCCGTGAGGGATAAGCTAAAACATCCCGTCCACTTCCACTATGAGTTCTTCGCAATTTGGCTCTTTTAGCCCGTATTGCTTTAACAGCTTTCTGAACTGGATCAGATTCCTCTGCCAAGATACTTCTTTTTGTCGGTTCTTTTTTTTGTTCAGTCATTAGATTTCCCCCACCTCTCGGAGTCCTTTAAGGTATTCTTTTTGGGTTAAACTCTCATCCACGGATAAAATGTTTTTCATTATTTCTTTTTGCTCGGCATCCAAATCGGACACCGTTGGTTCTCTATTACTTTTTCGAGGTTTTGTGCCTTCGACCTTTGAGGTTACTTTTGTTTTCTTATCTGCCGATGGTTTGCCGTTGGATTTAAACTTATCGGAAAATATCTCCTTGGTGGATTTTTCAATCATTTTTAAAACACGATCATAACGCACTTTATGATATTTTTCCAACTCTGCTTGCCCATCAGCATATTCCGTCATTTCGACATCTTTGCCATACCAATCATTGTCCTCAACCCATTCGTCAAAGATTGGATTGTCAGCGTCTTCGTCCATAAGCGGTTCGGCTTCTTTCTTGGCAGACTTAATATCGCTGTCAAGCCCGTGAACCTTAGACAGATCACCTTCTTCAATAGCTTCGTCCCTTTCTTTTTTTAGCTGATTAATTTTAACTTCCGCTTTAGAAGCCCGTGTGTCATCCAGTTTGCGATAATAATCCTTGATGTTTTCAATGCCTTTTTGCAGCTTATCAATCGTGCGCTTGCTTTCCTTGTTCGTTTTACGCATTGTGTCTTGAATGTCTCGACTTCGAAGGATAAACGTCTTGGCATCAACGATTTCATCACCCTCATGGTCTGGATTCCATCCAAGCTCAATAGCTAATTCTTCGGTTTCACTAAGGTCTTGGCTGTCACCCTTGCTGTCGCCCTTTGCTTTTTTAGCTTTTGCATCACCCTTGTCATCGTCATCTCCGACAACAAAATCGTCATTGGTTTCATCTGGCTTGGCATCTTCTTTTTTCGGTGGCATCTTTAACTCCTTTTGAGTGTGGCTTTTATATCCATATCATTTATTAAAAGGTATCTTTGTTTTGTTTTTTTATCCCTGACTTCAAAGCCGGAATATTGTGCAAAGGCGACCCAATCGCCAACCTTGGCACCTTTGTCGTACTTAAAATCGCACCATGCGTCAGGCCCGATTGCAATAACCTCACCCTCTGTTACCGCAGCCCTTAGTTTACTTTGCGTGTCGGGTGGTATCACAATTACACCACCATCAAGTGTTTCTTGAATCTCATGTGGCTTTACCAGCACCATAATCGTCCTTGGCTCAATCGCTACCTTCTCTGTCATTTTCCCTCCTCCCCTGACACATTGAAAGGATCACAACTCTCAAGCCTTTCCGCTTGAAAAGAAAAAGGAACAATCCCTTCAAATCTCTGATGTTCATCTTTTGACTCATTTCTGCCATATGGATCATTTATGTCTTTTCCAAAACTCTTATGAATACACCATTCTATTCTTTCAATAATATGATTTAGGTTGTGTGTGTATGCCCCTCCGATACCATATTCACCTAGTTTTTCTTGTTCCGTTGCAAAAAATGCATCACCGTATTCAATTACAATCGTCCGGTTTTTTGGATTAAGCGTTATATCAACAACCAGTTTGCCGTTTTTTGTTATTCTGCTATTTTTCACTTTTGTACCTCATAATCCCTCCTCCCAAATAACAATTCATCTAAGTGAATAAACTCATCGTACATTCTGACTTCCGTTGATGCTTCTATATAAGCCATAGCCGTCTTTTCGACGGTATCTCTTGTCATTCCAAAACAAACTCGTTCCATCAACGCACTTTTTTGCTTTTCAAGTGCATCAACAACCTTTCGCCATGTGGGTGAATTAATTAACCCTTCGATTTCTTCGGTGGTTAAGTCAGACACTATTTAACCTGCTCCTTTCTTCGCTTGTTATCCGACTTCATACCGACTTCACGATAAGCTGATTTTTGCTTTCGCTGTTTGGATGTAGGCGTAACCGCCGCTAATTTTCGAGTTCCTTCCTTGGCACCCTGTTTTGCTTCAATCTCACTGTTTTTAATATCGCTTACCGTGCGAGCCTTTTCAATCTTCAACTTCTCAGCGTCTAATTGTACGCCTGCCTGAGATACCTGTTGCTCAACGATTTCGGAATTAACCTTCTCGGTTGCCAGCTTCGCATCAGCCGATTCACGATCGGCCTTGGCATAGGTAAGCGCAACTTCGGCTTCCTCTTTTGGATCAGGCGCTTGCTCTTCAGGTACGATCATTTCAATATCTTGGACATTCAGGGCTTCCAAATACCGCTTGATGATTTCAATATCATTTAATCCCTGACCCCTTAATTCCATGAGCTCCTTGGCTCTTGCCAACCTTTGAAGCTCTGTGATTTCGGTTTCATCAACTAATGGAATCAGGTCGTAATCGTCAGGAAAAAAATCTTCTTCGGCTCTGGCAGGTACATTGATAATATTGATGTATTCGTCGTTTTCTAAAAACAAATAATTAAGGGTTCGTATTTTTTCAATTTCGCCTTTCAATGACCGATAAATGCGCTTGTAAATGCCGGAAAAGACCTTCAATCCCTGTTCGATTAATGCCAACGTGGTTGCTGCTGGCACATTGGATTGCCGTTGTTCACCACTTAAAAGCTCCGACACAGACGACATTTCCTTACCGGCTTCAACCATCGTGCCTAAAAGTTGATAAAGCACTGTGGACGGCTCATGGGCAGGCAACGGCACAATGTTTTTCCTAAGATCGTCACCACGATAATTAACGTGTTTCCATTCGCCCACTTTGAAATACATGGACTGATTTGAACCCAATTGAACATCCCTGCCGATAAACCCACCCTGTCGGGTATAGAGAGACCCAGCATCCAAAAGCTGATTGATTACGCTGTTTACCGTCGTATTAATCGGCCCCAAGAGCCTACCAAACCCCATGCCGTAAACAGAGCCATCAAAAGCAGGCATAAACAAATATCGTGTATAATGGTTGACCGGATCAATTTTATAAACCTCGTTCTTATCGTTCATGTGAATCCCTTCAAGATTAAACCTCGTAGAGATTCGCATTACCTCAGACGTTTCTTTGTGAATTACAACAATGTAAGGCTCTTTATAACCATCACCGTCCAAGTCAATCCAACAATGCTGTTCAAGAAAAGTCTGTTCGTCTTTTTCGTCAGTACCGTACCCAAGATTAACCAGATCGACTTCCCTGTATTTTCCGGTGCGCTGACGCTCGACCACATCATTTTGGGATAAAACAATTATCTGAGTTATCTGGGGAGCGTCTTTAAGGGATTTCGCTTTATAGGGAATACATAGGTCTACGGCAGGCACGTTTTCAGAAACAACACCCATGTCGCCCTGATACGTTTTTTTAAAATGACAACCCATAACCGGCAACACGAATAACAATTGATCCATTTCATCCGGCCATGACGGAATTTTGTTCATCAACTGGAAATTCATGTATTTCGTCATACGATTGCCACGATCATCCATGCCTTTCTCAACACCAGGCTGATTTACCTTTACAACGTCTGCACCTTTTATTATATTAGGATACGCTCTTGCAGCGAATTGTATTGACGCACTCGAAATAAGAGGATACATTACGTCAAACGAATCCTGCCCAGCCCATTTCGCACCCTTGGAATCCTGAGATGCTAATTTAATCGCTCGTTCGTTCGTTATAAGCCATTCTTCACGCTCGGCTTCGTCATCGGCAAATCGTTGCGAAACATCGTCACCGATTTTATTCAACTGTGTTGACTCTAAATTTTCGGCAATGTTGATTGATTTAAAATACTCGGAGAGTAAATTTTCCATATTATCTCACATAAGTCGTGTTAGATTTTTCATACGGGTCTTTCCATGTCATCCCCAACTCGCCTGATACCACGGGTCCGGCAAACGTCAGCACCAACCCGTCTGCAATGTCGGGAGAACGAGATAATCCAGCTTTTGGCATTAACTTGAGCTTGCCACGATCAGTATGACCGTAGGTAATGGATTCCAAATCCATGCGAAGATCACGGGCATGAGCAGACCCTTTCGGCAATGAGCCTTTATCCATCATCCATCGTCGTGTGTCGTGATACATTTCAAAACGCTTATTGCCAAAAAGCTCTTTATTATCAGCCTGTGAGCCAAACATTACCGGCGTTATTATGTGACCGTAGCCCCACGATTCCAAAATGTCGATAACGCCTCCACCGGATTCGCCTTCATCAATGAATATATGATCCGTGCCGAACTCGTTGATGCATTTATCAACCACCATTCGGGCAAACCGCACCGTCCATTTTTCACCACCGGGATTAAAAACAAAAATACCATCGTCTTTAACCAACACGCCTTGGCGATTAACAATGGTACACCTGTCTCGCTTTCGTGAGAAATCAACACCGGATATTTTTGGTGATCCATATTCCGTGCCATTCGGATGATGCCTATCAAAAGCGTCCTGAATAATGTTACCTTCTATATATTGGTATTCGCTTGTATCGAGAAATTCAGCAAAGATTTCCTGTTTAACGAAATTATCGCCGCCTAATCGGCGCAACTCCTCAACGAGTGAATCAACTTCTGATTTATGTATTAAAGGATTGTCGTAGGATGTAAAAGTCCAGTGTTTCCAATCTGGAAGTTTGGGATCATCACCTTGCTCACAAAGCTCAAAAAATTGATTCTTACCCTTTGGGACTCCCCCGATTATCGCCCTTGATTGCGGGTTGTCCATAAGCATAGGTCGAACAGCGTTGCCCCAAAGATAATCATTTTTTAAAATAACCCCTGCTTCGTTGAGACACACCAAGTCGTAACCATAACCCTCCCAGTTCTCAGGACGATCGGCAGACCTGAAATCACAATATGAATCACCAATATGTACGATGTTATTTGTTTTGTCGTGGTGGTAAAGTTCTTTTGGAAGCTGCCGCAGAATGGGGTCCCAATATCTTGCTATATACCTTTTTATATTACCTGTAACAGTATCACCCCAAAGACACTTGAGGGTTTTAGCTCGCATTTCCTCAATCATATGAATGGTAATACCATGCGTAAAACCAAACCGCCGACCCTTGGCTATGGTTTTAAACCGATGAGTATCTGCAAAAATTTCCCTCTGGTTGTCAGTGTACCCGACCGTCAGAGGAACTTTGACTATCGGCATCCTCGATCTCCAATGGAGTTACAGGTTTCATAAGCCGTTCCCGAATAACTTCGACCTGATATGTGACGTTGCCTTCGTGCTTAACGCTTCGGCTTTGTCTCGCATATCGCTTGCTATCCATCTTGGAAAGTCGCCATTTTTTTGAAGCAATCAGGGCTTTGCCGGTCTTTACGTCAATTATACCCTTTTCCATTTCGTCTTCAATGCGAATAATGTCTTCGTAAATGGGCTCGCCCTGAGTTTCCCGTGCATGTAGATACTCTTGGCGAAATAACCAAAAATGACGATTCTTGTCCGTGATTTCGTGTTCCGGTATCGCACCACGGGAAAGCCATTGATTAATCGTCCATTGACTCGGCATACCCTTGTAATTCTCAGAAATGTATTTCAGGCTGCGACCTTCCTTCAAATGCCTGATAATTCTGTTACATAATTG